GTCCTAAAGTAGGCGACTTCTTTATATTCCCATATACGTTAGTGCATGGTGTTTATCCGTTCTATGGCACAGACCAAGTGAGAAGAACACTATCATATAATTGTGATATACTACCAAAAGTATTAGTAAAGGAGGCTAAATAAATGCCAAAAATGAGAGAGTTTAAATTTACAAATGAAAAAGATGAACCGATAGAAGGTGTTGAGACGGTTACAGAAATGAGTTTCAAGAAAGCAGTAAAATCTGTTCAGAATAAAATTA